AAGAAGTAGCGACAGAACTCAGGAAGAAATGGTTAAGGTTCAAGCACCCCGTTGCAATTGGACTGGACGCCAGTAGATTTGATCAGCACGTGAGTGTTGATGCTTTGAAGTGGGAACACAACATTTACAAGCGCATTTTTGACAACAACCCCGAGTTAGCTGCACTGTTAAAGGTGCAGTTGGAGAACGAAGGGGTGGCGTACGTGGATGGCCATTGCTTGAAGTATAAGGCGAATGGCACAAGGGCGAGTGGTGACATGAACACCGCCTTAGGCAACTGTGTTATCATGTGCTCTTTGGTACGCGAGTATTTGAGGAGCATTGGTGTGGTGGGGGAGTTTGCCAATAATGGTGATGACTGCCTCATCTTTCTTGAGAAGAGTGACCTATATAAGATCAAGGGTCTGTCGGAGTGGTTTCTGCGGTATGGGTTCGAGATGGAGGTCGAGGAGCCAGTGTTTGAGTTCGAGGAATGTGTGTTTTGTCAGACGCAACCCGTTTTAGTGGATGCGGCTGAGGACAAGTGGGTGATGGTACGACAACCCACTGTGGCTATGGCAAAGGATGCCTTAAGCTTGTCCGTTAGCACTGAACTTGGATTTCGGCAGTGGTGCTACCAAGTCGGGGTAGGTGGCAATGCGTTGTACGGTGACATGCCAATCTTTTGTGAGCTTTACAAGGCTTACCAGAGGGAGGGAGTTGCTAGCAATGTAGCTCATTCGGCTATAATTTCGGACTCAGGGTTCATGCGAATGGCCAAAATACCAAGGATCAGAGGAGAATATGCCGGGTCTATATCAGACGATACGCGAGTGTCGTTTTTCAAAGCCTTTGGTTACCCACCATCAATGCAGATAGCGATGGAACGTGAGATTAGAATGTTGAGTTTTAAGGGAGTGAGGGACTTGAGTGAGAATATTTCCTTGAGTTCCGGGTTGACGACAATTTAACCCTACGGGGTTCCGGGTAGAGCCAAGCCAGCGGAGTTGATGTGTTTACACAGGGAATTAACCCCATGTGTCAGCCCAATTCTGGCCACATCGTAGTACGGTTTAACGACTAGAAAAGGTGTGGTTCGGGAAAGGGAAATGCGAGTCAGATTCCGCCGTGAGGAGCTCTATGATGCTATGCCGGGCCTGTATTTACGTTCGTTGGCTCTTGGGTGGGGGCGGTTACAAGTGGACCTGGCGGTGAGCCTAGTTCATCGTCAGGTCGCCATCACCTGGGGGTCAGCCTTAGGACACGCAAGCTTCGGCCCTCGACGTGTTTTTACAGGTATAGCAACGACGCATAGGTAGTGCCATTGGGCGACTTATTACGTCTTGGTCAACAACACAAACTAGAATTTAATATAAATTAAGCGGGAAGAGAATCGCAGACTGAACCACTCAGGGGAGAATGACGAAGAAGAAGAAGGCAGTTAAGAGTGGAAATGGAAAGGGAGGAAAAAGCGGGAAGAAGGGGAAAATGGTGGGTGTTAAGAGAAGCAATACTATCGGGAAACGTAAGGTCCCAGGTAGCAACGCTGGTCTCTTGGTTCGAAATGCGCTGGACGCGTTTCATCCAATGCATCTCCCACTACACACCCCGACAGGGAAGTACTTGACGGTTAAAACCCGGCGCACGTACACGACAACCGATTATTTGGCGTTGTTCGGGCCCACGACCTACGGGTTTGGGCCTGGCAATACCTTTGATTGGACGACGACAGTGGGCATCGTTGCGCCCACGTCGGCAACAGTTATGAACGGTGCTGGGTGGAAATACATCGGCTCGCCGTCACCGCATGGTGGTGATAGCACTGAAGCCGGTTTGGTTGAGTGCGTTCCAGCAGCTTTCTC